CAGACCCCACGGGCACTAATTGTTGAACTCTTTCAAATATTTGAATACTATCTTCTACTGTTTTTATTCTATCAGCATATTCATTATCAGTTTCAGGGACTCTCAACTGTTGATTGAGGTCATCAAAATATTTTTCAAATACTTCTAACTGAACTTGAGTTCCTATTTTGTTGAATTCTGCTGGAGTTAAATATCCTCTTTGTTCTTTGTTTAGTATAAACAGAACAGTTTGATAAACTTCATTTACATTTATTGCCATTTGTAATATTTTAAAAAAAAAGGCGGCGATAAGGCCGCCTTAATTATAATCACTTGTTATTTAAGTTTTTTATCTATTGACTTATAAACTTCTAACCCTTCATCTGTTTTAAACCACGCTGCCATTGCAGAGTATGGATTTTCATCAAATGGAACGGTCATCAATTTACGACCATTACTAGCCCATTTAAAAGTACGTTGATCTCCATCTAGTTTTATAATCTTAGCTTCTGTTGCTTTAATAGCAAAATTCCTTAACATTATATTTTCATCACTAACTAGATCCATGAATAATTGAGGATTTCTTTTAACAAAACGCAAAAGATCTCTTCTTAATTCTTTAGAACTTAGATTTAATACTTTACTACCTATTTCAACACGTAAAACAGCTTCAGCTTGATCAATGTCTAATTCTCTTGCTACTAGTAAAGCATCTAATTCTAATTCTAATCTGTCAACTTCATCTTCAGCGTGCTTTTCTGCCACATATTCTGTAAACAATAAATCAAAGTGAGGATGATGACTTAAAAACTCTTGTAAGTTTCTTTTATTTTTAGGAACATATAGATGACCTTTTTCAAACACGATATGTTTCAATGTAGCATTACCTTCTTGTTTGTCAACAAAAATACTTTTTTGATTAGTAGCATATCTCAACTCTCTCTCATATCCCAAATCTGGATCGAACCATACTAAACTAACTCGCCTTGAGTGTCTGGATGGTAATGTATATGTTAAAGGTTGTTTATTGTTTAAAAGATAATAATTTCTATCTCTATAATCCCATTTATCTACTACTTTTGTAGTTTCTTTTAATTCTTCCATAATATAATATAATATAATTAATAAAAAAGACCCCACCGAAGTGGGATCTTAATAATGATTAGGATACTGTATCCGAATCTATTGTAACTAACGTTGTAGTTGTTTCAGCAGCGCCAGCTGCGTCTAGAAGATAATAATCTCCTACACCAGCTATTCCACTACCTATCTGTGCAGCAATACCTGCAAAATCAGGTCCTTTTTTAGCTGCGTCAATAACTCTACCCCACATATAATCTTGTGTTATAGATTGGGCATCATCTGCTTGTAAGCCCGTAGTTAATAACAAAGTATGTGTAACTCCACTTACTGTTTCAATTGCTATACTAGTAACGTTTGTATTATCACTGTTATCTGTAAAGGTTAAAGTAATACTAGCAACATCGCTTCCTAAGTAATAGTTTTCGAATTCACCAGCACTAATTTTCCTTACAATTTTTATGTAACTCATAGTTTCTATCTTTTTATGTTAATAATTATGCTCCTTTAAACAACACGAAGTTGTTAGCTGCTTGTGTTACCAAACATCTTTCAGATAAGAAACTTACAGTCATCGCATCTAGCGTGTCAGTATAGGCTCCACCTACAGAACCAGTAATCCATGATTTCATTCTTCTATCTTCAGTTTCAGAAGCTCTATATCTTACGTGTAAGAAAGGTCTTCTAATATTAGATCCAAGCATTTGATCATAAACTGTTGAAGTTCCAGCAGGAACTAAAACACCATCTATTTCTTTATCTAACCCACGAGTAGAAGCATCATTAAGATATTTCCAATCTGTTTTATAGAAGTCATAAGAACCTCTTCTAAAACCGTTAAATCCGAAATTTAAGGCCATTTCAGCTTCATTTTCAAATAAACCATAAGATGCTGCTTGAGTAGAAGCATAACTTCCATTCATTGCCGCAACCATGTCATCAAAATCAAGAGCAGTTTGTCTACTTAAGAAAAGCATGTTTTCTTCAATAGCACCCTGCTTATCCAAGTTTTTAAGGATTTCATCGAAATCACCTAAAGCACCTGAACCAGGAGCAGCAGCTCCAGCGAAACCAGAGTATACATTACCTCTATCTTCAATAGCAGCAAAAAGTCCTTGCGTACCTTTTATCTCTTGTCCTGATGGACCACCTTGAGGAAGTGCAGTTGTTGCCCATCTTGCACCATAATCATAATCATCAGCTGAAGCGTTTTCATATAAAACACCCTCAACCATAGACATTTCTAGGTAATCTTCAAATCTTAATCTTGTTTCAGATTCAGACTTTAGATACCATAAATATCCATCTTGACCAGATTCCGTAGATACTTCAACCCAACCAATTTGAGCAGTATCAGATCCATTAATTTGAAAAGAATCTTTTATTATAATTGGAGAATTAGAGTATTGAGTTAATTGTGGCTCAATAGACGAATCCATTCCAATTGTTCCTTTAGCAAATTCAGAACCATATACGAATAAATTACAAGGTCCAGCTAAAATTGCTGCCGGAATTGTTGCTCCGTAAACAGAACATTCTAACGTATCATCAGTTGTACCACCTGCATTAGTTACATTTTGCACCAATGCTTTAGAAGTAACTAAACCAGTTGCTTCATCAGATATAAGAATAGTTTGACCTATTCTAACAGCACCACTTGGCGCATTAGCACCTGCAGCTGTTAAATCTAAAGTAACATCAAAATCAAATGCAGCACCACCGGTTGCTACAGAAGAATTTCTATATGCTATGTGTAATCTATTTTGTTCAGACCAGATTACTTGATCTGAGGTCATTGGCATTTCTGCCCCAACCATTCTTAAGAAAGATCCAATGGTTCTATTACCATATCTTTCTACTTCTTTCTCATACAACTCAGGTAGATATTGTTGAGCGAAGTCATTTTGCCCATCATTGAATGTCAAGTAGTTGTCTACTAATGTCATTCTTTGTTGAGCGGGTCTAAGTGATGCGGGAAAACTCCCGCCTACTACAAAACTCATAATTGTTTGTTTTTAATTGTGTTTTTTTATTTTTAACCTAGAACTATCAACACCACTAATTGCTTTTACTTTCCATCCATTTAAAGTTACATCTCCTGAAGGAACACTCCTTGGGGTTGATTTAACATTATTAGATCTCGCGGTAATATCTTTAATTGCATCGGCTTTACCTTGCTCATAAAAATGTTCTACAATAGTGTCTATATTTTGTGCTGAATAAATAGCTTTATGATAACTTTGGTGATCATTAACGCTGCCATCTTTATCTAGGAACTTCCCGATAAATGTATTAAGACTTGATTGATTTTCCGCCACCTTCTTAGGATCTCTAACACCATATTTATATTTTTTATCTCCCACTTTGAAATCGAAACCTTCGAATTCAGGATTAAAATATTCATTTGTCTGTGTTTGAAATTCCTCGTGCTGGTTACGGGCTATATCTTGTTCTTTAGTATATCGATTGAAAAAATCTACTGCTTCTTGATTGTCTACAGGTACATTAGAATTCAACTTGATTTCTGCATAGTATTCCTCTTTAAGACTTTCCAAAAAGTTTTTAGCTTTTGCAATCTCTTCTTTTTTAGCGAGATTTTTTTTCTTGACGTTTCGCTCTTCGTCAATATCTTCATCAACATCAAACTGATCTTCTAATGTAAATTGTATTTCTTCAGTTGTTAAATGAGGTTTTGTTTTTTTATAATACTCATACAACAATACATTTTCATCTACAGTAGAATAATCTGCGTTTAACCTTACATAATCTTCTAAACTTCCTCCAGTTTCTTGCATAAATCCTACTAATTTAGTTAGATTTTCTGGAACTTTAATTTGTTTAATTATAGATTTTGATATTTCTTCTTTAGTAATTTCTTTAATGGGGTTAATTTCCCCTTCTTGGTTAGTTGGCTTTCCTTCTCCTCCTTGCTGTACTCCTTCGCCATCTGAGGATCGTTCGCCCACATCCACCTTCTTTGTTTCTCCGATTGGAATGGCATCTTCTTCTTTTTTATCTTTTAATTTAACTTTATAAGTTGCATCATTTTTTCTTTTTAATGATTTTTTCTTAATTTTTAACGTACCTGTTTCTTCTTGTGTTGACATAATATAATATAATAATTAATAATTTACATAATAGGTTCTTCAGTTTCTGGTGATTGTTCAAAATCAATCGGTAATCCTTGATTATTTCTTTGATCAATCATTTGACTTTGTTGAGTCGCCTGTAGTTTAGTCCTATTATCTTTTCTATCTTCAATTAGAGCTTCTTTATCTTGCATCTGACCTAGCTCCATTTGTTTTAATTGTTGGTCATATCTAAATTGTTCAGCCATGATTTGTTTATCAATATCTCCTTTAGTTTGCATTTCTTGGATCCTAAATTGAGATTTACCCTGTTCTAATTGCAAAGTAGACTGTGTAAGAGTTTGTTGCTTTTGCATCTCTGCCATAGCCGCTCTTTCGGTAGATTCTGCATTTGCTTGAGCTTGAGCTTGAATATTGGCTTGTTGTGCTTGTTGATCTTTAGCTTGCTTTTGTAATCTTCTTTGTTTTAGTACTTGATTTGCTAGTTTAAGATTTTTAACTTCTCTTACATCAATCGCATCTTCTAAATATACTTGCCCTTGTTGCAATGCCATTTGAATATTCTGTTCTAATAAAGCCTTTTCTTCTTCATCGGGTTCTAGTTGTAAATAAATACCAAAATCATGATCTTCTTTATTTTTTAATTCTTCTAAAGTTTTAGTAT